ATATAAGAAGCTTATGCTCGAAGCTAAACAAGAGTATGAAGACACTGGTGACCCCGCACTACTCAAAAAGATATCTCGCTACGACAACATCCAAATGGCGAAGAAGATTTCTCTTAATTCCGCTTATGGGGCAATTGGTAATAACTACTTTCGTTATTTTGATCTCTTGGTCGCTACAGCAATTACAACGTCTGGTCAATTATCTATACGGTGGATTGAAAAGTCTTTTAATATTTATCTCAACAAAACCTTCAAAACTACTGGGGTTGACTATGTTATTGCAAGTGATACAGACTCGGTATATGTCACTTTTGAATCGTTGGTCACTGATAAGTTTGAATCGGGAGAGGAGACTGGAGAGATCGTCAATTTCTTGGATACGTTTGCAAAAGAGAAGTTGGAACCTTTTATTAATGAAAGTTATGAGGCTCTTGCTAAAAGAATGAAGGCGTATGACCAGAAGATGCAAATGTCAAGAGAAGCTATTGCTTCAACTGGTATATGGACTGCAAAGAAACGATATATCCTCAACGTATGGGACATGGAAGGTGTGCGGTTCAAGGAACCATATCTAAAGATTATGGGTATTGAGGCAGTTAAGTCATCTACTCCTGCCCCCTGTAGAGAGAAGATTAAACAAGCACTCAAAATCATCATCAATGGTAATGAGAAAGAACTGAATGCATTCATCAAAGATTTTCGTGAGGAGTTCATGAACCTACCAGCAGAGGATATTGCGTATCCCCGTAGTTGTAATGGTATTGAGAAATACACTGCAACATCTAACAGCACTATGGATTTGATGAGTGGTGAGAGAGTAGAGTATGGTTTCTTCAAGAAAGGTGCCCCCATACACACAAAGGGTGCCATACTCATGAACTACTTGGTAAATAAGAATAACCTATCTGCCAAGTATCCATATATTCAAGAGGGTGACAAGGTAAAATTTATCGCACTCAAGGAGCCAAACAAGTATCAATCAAGCTCACTGTCATTCATGACCTCTTTTCCCACAGAGTTCGGCATGGAAGAACTGATTGATAGACCACAGCAGTTTGATAAGAGTTTTGTCGAGCCACTACGTTTCATAACAGACAAGATACAATGGGGCATTGATGGTGGTGATGGAAGACAAGGAACATTAGAGGATTTCTTTAGCTAAGGGACTTGACTTAGCTAAGTATTTCTGTTATATTAGTAGAATGGAAAAACGCAAATATATTATTCCAGAGGCTCCAGATGAATATGAGGCATATTTGTATCTTTGGCATCTTTGGATTGAGGAATTAAATCGTTGGCATTTTTATGGAGGAAGGAAACACGCTAGATACCATAAAGTAGATTATCTTCACAGTAGTAAAGATAAACAATTTAAGAATGATCTTGCCCGATCTAAAAAGGTAATTTTTGAACTTTTAAAATATGGAGCACATGAAGAAATGGCACTTGAAGAAGGTACTTTACTAAAAACAGCAGACAATGGTATTGGTGCGGCCGCCTCAGCACTTTGGTATAACAAAACAAATGGTGGCGGTTTGTATGGTAAGGGGTCGTTATCTTCCGTAGACCTTAATACCATGTGGGATATTATCAAGCCAATGTTAAATAATCACCAAGACATTGAATGTGATGAAACAATTAATGGGATTACAAAAAAGTTTATTCCAGAAGAACAACTGGAAAACCTTATTAAACTACAACAGTTCTTACAAACTAGGGATGAGTTATTTGTTGCATCTCATGTTGACACTCTTTGTTATAAATTTACCCAAGATGCTGATCCTGATAACTGGGAACCGCTGTTGATATTGATGGACTGTGAAATTGTAGACAACGTACCAAAATATAAGAAAGGTAGTGTGGCTATAATTAGCGGCAATCACCGATCCAGAGGAAATATTAATTGTCCTGCTGGTATGGGGCTTAATGGTTTTCACATCCCGCATATAATGTGGAAAGGATTGAAGGGTGTTGATTTTGTTACATTGAGTAACAGGTGTAATCCTGATCCAGAAATGCCAGCACTAGAGATGAGTCCTGAGTCTGCTGCTACATGGATGAGTAAATTTGCAAAAGAAAAGGGTCTAGAAAAAACTTCTGATGATGGTAAGTCTAAACTTCCAGATTATGACCATGTGTTGATTTCCAATGAATTGAAAGATAACAATGGCATGTCAACAAAGAAAGTTAATAGGGCAATTACTATTGCATGGCAAAGATACGAAAACGAGCTCGTTTTGCAAGAGTCTGATAATCTTATAGACTTTAGTGAGGAAGGTTTGAGAACAAATCCTGAGTTAAAAAAGAAATATGATTCTAAAGTTGCAGAATATACTAACACTAATGAAGAACATCATTATGATTGGGTGTATAAGATTTCAGCTGATATCTTTAAGATGGGTAAGGTCATGGAAGAAATCAGAAGGAAGAAATATAAAAAGAATGGGTTGGTATTAGTACACTTTAAGACAATGGATCAGAGGAGTGGTAAAATATACAAGGGTTATAAGGCAACCTTTGAAGAAGATTTGGAACATCTTATTTCTTCTGATTACAACATCATGATACAACGCCTCCCATTGACTACGAGTGAGTGTAAGGCAGAAGGTTACATTGATTAAAAAACTTCTAGTAGACCATATTAGAAACAACGTGCCAGACAGTGAGGTTGCCGTCTTACTGTCTGGCGGTGTTGATTCTGTCAGTGTAGGTCTTGCAGCTGAAAGTGCTGGTAAAGAAGTTCATGCCTATAGCTTTTACTTAACACCCTTTAAATATAATGTAAAAGAAAAAGATAAATTGGTAGAAAAAACTGGTGGTGGTGTGTCATATGATTTTGTAAAGGCAGCAGAGGTTGCATATAAAAGAAACTGGAACCTCACTCCCATAGTTGTTCCTACAGACAATCTTATACAAGATTGGCATAGACTTGTTAAGTTGAAATGTAGAAAGAAAACTCATTTTGAGTGTGTCTTTCCATTTCTATATGTTTACCCAGAGATAGAGGAAGAGTATGTGCTGACAGGCTGGGGTGCAGATGGTTACTTTGGGCCCAGTAAGAAAGCAATGATGCGATATTCCAGTTACAAAAAGAAAAGAAACTATGTAAAATATTGTAAAGAACACAACCAGAAAAGATTAAACTGGAATGAATTTAGGCTGGCATATTTGGATGGTGATTGTGCTGGTCTAAAAGAACATACCAATCTAGCCACTAAACATAATAAAATTCATGTAACACCTTACCTAGATGCAGATGTAAAAGAACTTTTGATGAGTAAAAGTTACGAAGAGTTGAACAAACCCAAACAAAAATATTTTATTAGAAGTGACTTTACAGAACTTAAAAAGTTTGGTATAATAAAACCTCATCAAAATTTACATTTGGGTGCTGGTGTAGATAAGATATTTGAGACACTGCTAAATAATCCAGAGATTAATTTTAAGAATAGAAAAAGAATGATGGATGTGAGTAGGGATTGGAGCAATGGTGTATTACCCATATAATTTACAGGATGTATATGACGCATCTGCACAGAATAAATTTAAAGTCATATCAACTTTCGCTGGTGGTGGTGGTTCATCCACTGGTTACCGTCTGGCTGGCGGTAAAGTTCTTGTTATCAATGAGTTTGTAGAGGAAGCACAAAAAACCTATGCAGAAAATTACCCTGACACAGTGATACTGCCTGGTGATATTAAGGAACTGTCTGGTAAAGACTTTCTTAATGCAGCTGGTGTGAGTGAAGGTGAGATTGATATCTTAGATGGCTCTCCGCCCTGCTCAGCGTTCTCTGTGGCCGGTAAATTGTCACATAATGTACATGAGGAAGAACGTGTGGATTTGTGGGGTAATGTGACTGTAGAGAAAGTTCCCGGCAAACATTCTGATGGCTGGGGGCAAACTAAAAATTATTCTGATGGTAAAATGGTCGCAAATATCGAAGACTTGTTTTTTGAGTTTCTACGAGTGGCTGAAGAGATTAAGCCAAAGGTTATTATTGCAGAGAATGTCAAGGGTCTTACGATTGGAGAGGCAAAAGAATATTTCAACAAGATACTTAACAAGTTTGAAACCATTGGGTATGAGGTTTGCGCTCAGGTATTGGATAGTCGATACTATGGTGTATCTCAAACAAGAACCCGTGTAATCTTTATCGGTGTAAGAGAAGATGTTGCTGCAAAGACAGGATATAATTTTATGAATGTCTCACAGATATTTCCTGAGCCAGATAGAAAAGTTATTCCTGTTAAGGATGTGATGATTGACCTAGAGTATGATGATGAAGAGGTGAAGTATCTCACAGAGAAATTCACCAACACAGCATACTGGAAACAGACTGGCAGTAAGATGCCTACTGATCCAGATAAGGTTCTCACTGGTATGGATTATCATCCAAAAGGTCATCACTTCAATCTTAAAAGATTGTCACAGTATGCACCAAGCCCAACTATTACAGCAATGGGTAGTGCAGATACAACTGCTGGCGCATTTCATTGGATTGAACCAAGGAAGTTGACATTAGGTGAATTAAAGCGTATAATGAGCTTACCTGATGATTTCATATTGACAGGTAAATGGAATCAGAAGGCAGAACGATGTGGAAGAATGGTGCCACCTCTTATGATGAAGAGGATTGCATCATCTGTTTATGAAAAGGTATTGGAGAAATATAATGGCTGATTTTACATTTGCACATAGAGAGGAAGGGTTTGATGAACATATTGATTGGAGCATTCGTGGTTATAGTAACCTTCTGGGAGATGTAATCAATTTTTCTCGATATTTTGTAGAGGATGATACTAATGTGGTAGACCTTGGTTGCTCTACAGGTAAGACAACAGAGAAAATGTTGATGCATAATGAGGATCACTGTAAAAGTGCAAATTATGTTGGTGTAGAAGTTGCAGAGGGTTTCTTTGATAATTTAGATGCAAGACAAAAAGATTTACAAGAACGAGGAGTTACCAATGTAGATTTTATCAGGGGTGATGTAAGAGATTATGAATTCGGCAACTGCTCGTTGGTAACATCAATTTTTACACTACAATTTATGCCCAAGAAAGACCGTGAGACAGTTATTGGAAGGATATATGATGGCTTGAATGATGGTGGTGCATTTATTTTCGCAGAGAAAATATATACAGAAAACGCATTTCTACAGGACATGCTCACCTTTAACTATTATGATTTCAAGAGACAAAAATTCGACACTCAAGATATCATGGACAAGGAACAAACCTTGCGACATATGCTAAAGCCTAACACATGGAAAGAAATAGAGGACATGCTCACTACGTCTGGTTTCAAAAGTGTCGAAGTGTTTTGGCAGAACTTTCTTTTTCTAGGTGCAATCGCAATAAAATGAGGATTATATAATGAATTCATCAAAGAGACAAGCATATCAACAATTGAATTTCTTTCCTATTCAGTGCTATGAATTTCATTGTGATGATGCCTTGTTAAATAGCGCTCTGGGTCTTGTAAAAGATATGGAGTATCGTTCGTATAACGAGCCGGCAGGTGTCATGACAACAGATGACATACATCAGAGGGAAGAATTTGCTCCTATGATGTCATGGGCGCAAGAGTGTGTAGATACTATCCACTTTGATCAGAGTCTTAACTGTGACCGTCTAGTGATCAATAAGGCATGGTCAAACCGCTCTAAGGGTGGCACAGGGCAGCACCACGCTCCTCACAGACATTTCATGTCATTCTATAGTGCCATCCTATATCTCACCACAGGTGCTCCTACGCTCTTTTCAGACCCTTTATTCCAACGCACATGGGGGTCTTTTTACATAGACAGCCCTGTCGGGAGTGATATCACCTACCACGGTGGTGCAGGCGGTATGATTCTCTTCCCTAGTTACATGATCCATGCTAGTTGTATCGCCAAGGTTGATAGAGGTGATAGATACAGCATCGCAATGAATACATTCCCAACAGGTAATGTTAACTCTGGTGGTTGGG